CGCCGGTATAGCCCTCCAGCACGCGCAGAGACCGCCCCAGATAGTATGGCCAGCGCCGCCGCAGCTTGCCAAAGAACGTGCCGCGATCTTGCGGGTTATAGCCGCCCTCGTCTGTCTGCCCCGTGCCGTCAATCCGGTCTGCCCGGTATTTGTCGGTATAGATGTCGCTGTCGGTGAAGTCCTTCAGCTTGACATTGACCCGCGCGCGCTTGCCAAGGCTTCCCAGCTTGTCGCCAACGCCCCCAAGGTTAACTTCTGTAGGATTGGTACTGACCGGCCCGGCCAATGCCGGATAAATGATGGTCCCCTTGGGTAGCCCGGTCTGGTTTTGCGCGAACCGCAGCGTTAGCGTGCCAGCGTTGTAGTTCGTTTGATCCTGGCAGGTAAAAAACGTGTTGTAGCACTTGCGCGGGAACAATCCGCCAAGCGCCGCCGTGCAAGGCGCGCTCCCATATGCCCGGCTGCAATAGTCAATATCAATCTCAACGATTTGCAGCGGCTCTTTCTTAAGGCTCATCGTACAGCCTCATTTCCAGAGTTGCCGACATATAGTCCTTTATGCCCATGTTCTCCGGTGCCAGCGCGCCGCCTGACCTCCAGGCATAGTAGAAATCGCCGTATTTCGTCGGACGCCATGCCCAGAAGAAGCCGCCGCCCGCGTTGAAATGATTCTGGAACGCCTTCCACGATGCGCCGCGGAATGTCGTGGGCAGAATGTGCGTAAAGCTGGCGCTGGCAGTCGATGCCTTCTTGACCATGCTAGAGCCTAGCAAATGCCCGCCCTCCGAGACGTTCGATTGCAAAGCAACTTCCGTTGGCGTGATTGGCGGCTTGTAGCCCTGATATATGCGCTGTTCCACCGTCAACGGGTTACCAACAAAGACCACGCCCGCTGTCGCGACTTGTGCTGCCGTTGCAGTGTTGAAATATACCCGCCAATAACGAGCGTTTACCGTTGTAAAGTACCAGCCGATTGCCTGATTGTCCGTTGGTGTGGTAGCCGCCGCAGGGGCAGTCCATGATAGAGGGAGCCCGGTAGCGCTGTAGCTGGTTATCATTGTCGCGCCGATGTCTGCCGCATTGTGCGCCGCTATGGCGACAAATGAAACATCTTGCGCAGAGCCTAGATCAACATCAATAGCCGCATCGCCGCTTGCATGTACCGTTGCTGACCATTGGTCAAACGTGGTCCCCGTTCCCGCGTAAGCCGCTGAATTGATCTCTGTCCCCAAATTGGTTGACCACGTGCCGCTTGATCCTAAATTATCCCAAAGGATAAGCGGGTTATTAGACGTTCCAGCCGTGCTAAGTGCCGTGGCTGCCGAGCCCGAGATTACTATGGTCATGCGGCAAACATAGGACGAATACCCCTATCCCCAGCCTCGTCAATTAGCTTGTCGAATAGGCTTGACAATTGGCCTCCTGAAATCAGGTCGTTGGGTTGTAGCCCCTGGATCATAACGTCAAGCGGCCTTGGTGCGGCTGCGGCTGGTGCCGACTTTCCAGTTCCGACAGCGCTATTCCCTCCGCCGCTTGTGTTCACTCCTTTGATAGATGCTACAGCACCCATCCCCGTCGCCATAACTTGCGCAAAAGCGGCGATATTTGCCGGGAAAGGTAACTCAAGCGCCTTAGCGGCACCCGTGAATGTCGAGATAAGCGCTTTAGCCAATCCGAAAACTTGCGCTATCTTTGCGCCCTTCTTGCCAAACGCCATCGCCATTGATTCTAGAGCGCCAAAAGTAGATGCAGCGGTACTAAGTGCCGCGTTACGGTTGGCGTTGTCAATTGCGGCTAGTCTGGCGTTCGTATCTTCATGTATTTTAGCCAGCGCGTCGGCTTTTTCCTGTTCCCCCATGATATTGCGCATTCGCGCTTCCTCTATGATTCCCAGCTTTTCCGCCTCAGAGGCAATAATTAAATCACGCTCCGTCATCAAACTTTCGCGCAACCTGTCGAGTTTAGCAGTAAACCCATCATCCTTGGAGTTCGGGTCGTTGCCGTTCGCCGGGTCGGTTCCGTCCTTTTTGCCGCCTCCGAATATGTCGCCAAGGCTTAGGCGCTTGCTATCGCCTCCCGCCATGGTCGATGTCATCAAATCCATGGCCGCGGCGTAGGCTGTGCCGTATTCCTCGACTGCTATTCTGGCATCCATCCATGAAAGCCTAATCCTGGCGGCTGGTTCGGCCAATGCTTCTGCTATAGCTGGCCGCGTAACTTTAATAGCCTCTATTATCGCGCCAAAGATACTATCCCATACGCCATACCAAAATTCCTCTACTTGCGCACCCACCGTCTTAAACGATAGCAGAATGACCTCCCCGGCTAGGTCCATTGCCTTCCCAAAGCTGCCCGCCGCTTGCACAAGCCTATGAAACTGGTAGACCAATTCACCCGCCGCCACGACGACCGCGCCGATGCCTGTACGGATAAGCGCTGCCTTTAGCGCTACCATCGCACCCACCAGCGAGAACGTCGCCACACGCGCGGCAACAAAGCCAGCAACCCACTTACCGGCAAAGAACGCCGCAACAGTGCTAGCCGTGGTTAGCAGCCGGTCCATGTTGTTTATGACGGTCTCGGCAAAGTCTACCGCCACGTCCTTCATCGCACTAAACGCCCCTCCCAATTCACGGGCGAGAGGCGCAAGGCTTCCAAGGATAGGGCTTAGGTCTTTGCCGCCTTTCTGCACATCAGTCAGGACGCGAACCAACGGCACGCCGATGGCCACAACCGCGCCCATTGCAGCGCCAAGGATGCCGAATCCGCCAAGTAACTGCGGCAACTGCTGGCCAAGCGCGACACTGGCAGACGTGCCAGCGCCAACCTGGGTTGCAAAGTCGCCAACCTGGAAAGACATGTTTTGCACGCTGCGACCGAAGGCATTGTTGCCCCTAACCTGCCTGGAAAGCTGGCGAGAGTGGTTGCCTACGGTTCTGGACGCCTTGGTAAATGCCGTTGAGTTTTCATTGGCCGCGCGCCTGACACGTTCGAAGCCTGCAACGGCCCCGGCAGTGTCGGCGGTAATCTCGACTTCGACTTTAGGCAGCGCCATCTAATGCATACTCCCAAAGTTCATCAACATCGGCCTTCGTCAGTTTCCCGGCATAATCGCCCGGCCTGCTTTCGCGGTGAAACTCATGAAGCGCGAACCACTCAGGCATGGTCATTGCCCAAAACTCGCTGGGCTGGATGCCCCATGAATTTGCGTGCAAGTATAGCGTGGTCCAGTCGATTTTAACACCGTCTAAGCGGCCTTCGCCTTTTTGGACACGGCGCGGCCCTCTGGCTTTTTTCCGTCTTCGTCCACTGGCGAAATTGCCGTGATAACGGTCTGCAACATGGGCATCGTTTCCGCCCCGTCATTGTGCGCCAAATCCGCCATCATGTCTTTGTAAACCTGATCGTCCTTCACGTCTTTTGCTCCTGCCGCGCGCAGGAACTCGCAGATCACATAGGACAGGTCGAACACGGGGAAGCGGTTCTCATTGGCCCGCTGGATCATGTCCATAATGGACACTTCACGGTCAATGCGGCGCATCAATGCCATGGAAGGGGTAAGCGTGTACTTAACCCCATTCCACTGCATGGACATTTCGCGAAATACTCCGGTCATTTTCTTGTCTTTCGTTCGCGATGATTAGGAGAGTGTCACGGCCCCGGATGATTGGAATGATGCCGTAAACGTCGCCGGGTCGCCGCCTTCTGCGCCCTCGCCCTGGTAGCTGTTCATAAAAAACTCTCCGGCCAGCGTGCCGACGCTCTGAATAGCGAACTGGAGCAGATGCAGAGCCGCGCCGCTGGCCGTGTTGGCGGCAAGAGAGACGAGCGTCGAATCGGTCAGCACACCCTCAACGGTCATTTCGACTTGTTTGGTGGCGATATCGTCCAGCAACCTC